TAGTTCATTGTGGAAACATTTGTTGAGGATCTGTGATGATGCCAATCTCCCAAGAATATGCAAGTTTCACAACCTTCTGCTTTTGCTGTTTCTATAAACCATTTTACAAACTGCTCACAATCATCGTTGTGTACTCTTGAATTACCTTTCATGCCAAAATGTATATCTGTGAAACAAGCAACTTTTTTAAAAAATGCCATTATACTACCATCTCTTTTTTACAATTGGTTTGTGATTAGTCATATCAACTTTTCGTGAGTTTACACTTTCAAAATCTTCTTCTGTGATTTTTCCTTTTTTCTTTAATACTTTGTTTAATTTTGCAATACCAGTTTTATTAACTTGACGCACTTCTCCGTGTACAGTTTTCATTCTTTTTTTGTATGCGGGAGAATTAGCATCATTCTCGTTTTGCCTAGTAAACGAAGGCATCATATTGTTTACTTCTAACAAGTCGTCTCTGATTGCTTGATTTTTCTTTTCAATGTTTAGTATTCTTGTAAATGAATTTGTTATTGCCGCTGTATAATATGCAAATGGATTCTCTGATTTACTCTCGTCAAATTGTAAACCAATCTGTGACAGTTGCATCAGTGCTTGTGACTGCATCTCGTCATTGTAAGTGTAACCTCTCCAGTTTGATCTTGTGCCGTATCTTTCACACAATTTCATAAACATCAGTGCTAAACTGTTTGTTATTTTGCCATGGTCACAACTAAAGTTGCCGTTTTCCATACCGCCAACCCAATGTGATTTTCCCACACATACTGGTTTGCCTTTTTTGTCTAATCTATAATGTTGGAACGGTGGAAAGTTAATTTTTGCATGATGATCAGCAGTTGTTTTTTTATTCTTCTTTCTGTCGTCATCCATTGGGATATGATCGAACATCATCACCCTAAAAACTAAATCTGTTTTTTCAATTTTTCTTGGACTTACTGTGTAATCTGAAAGTTTAATTTTTTTGAGACCTGCCGCTTTTGCTTCTTCCCATGCTTCTTGTGTGAGCCTTTTTGCTTTGGCTTTTCTAGCCTGTGCTACCGCACTGGCATTTAATTTTTTTAGTGTAGGCACTATAAGATCGTACTGCGAGTCATCATCGCTCACATACGAACAATAAGTGTTTTTGCTGGCGTGTATTTGTGCCAACAGATCACGGTTGTTTAGGTACTTTACTCTTTTCATGTTTCTCCAAATTATTAGTGTAAAATTGACCACAAACAGGTCTGTTGAATCGTGCCTTAAGGGTAATTAAATGCGCCTATTATTGTGCCTATAAATATACTTTATAGTATACAAAATTATGAAAAGGAAAGCAACCATTTAGTATGACATTTAACGTACCACAAAAACCTACTTTAGGTAAAACACTTAAGGACCTAGGAACTGGCATCCTAAACAAGACCATAGCACGACTTAAAGGTGCTGGTATTGACGACGATAGCCGTATACAGTCAGCCAAAGCAAAATGGTCTGGAAGATCAGGTGCACAGGATTGGAGAGTAAGATTACAACTTCCTAATGAGTCACATTTTAAGTATTTGTTAGACAACAACGAATTACTTGCACCGTTGGAAAAATCCAGAGGTGTGTTTTGGCCAGTAACACCTGCCGTGATCGTACAGAACTCTGCAAACTACAATCCACTTGCACAAACGCACAGCAACTATCCTTTCCAAGCATATCAAAATTCACAAGTTGACACTATCAGTATAGTGGGAGAGTTTCCAGTACAAAACTCCGATGATGCCAAACATTGGATAGCCACAGTAAAATTTTTAAGAACCATGACCAAAATGGCTTTTGGTCAAAGCAAGTTTAGAGGTTCACCTCCACCAATAGTACATCTATCAGGTTATGGAGATCACGTGTACAATAAAGTTCCTGTCGTGATAAGCCAATTTAGTGTTGAACTAAGACCAGGCATCGATTACATATCAACAAACCAAAGTAACGGATCATCAGAGGCAATAGGTGTTGATAAATTTGACAATTATATCATAGACGAAAATAGAGTTGAGGATTCATCTTGGGCACCAACGATATCTACAATTTCTTGCATGGTGACTCCAATCTACAGCAGAGAGACGTTACGACAATTTTCACTGAGAAAATTTGCTGATGGTTCTTTAGACACAGAAAGAGGAATAGGATTAGTATAATGGCAAAATATTCAAACACATCACCCTACTATGCTACTCCACAGAATGAAATTAATTTAGAAATGTATGTGCCGAGATCAATAACTGCCGAAGCGGACGATAAGACTTACACGATAGAAAGAACTTATGCATACAGACCGGACCTGTTGGCTTTTGACCTTTATGGTACACCAAGACTTTGGTGGGTGTTTGCACAGAGAAATCCAGACGAAATCGAAGATCCAATATATGACTTCAAACCAGGAGTAACAATCCAATTACCCAAAGCAGAAAATATTTCTAGTGATTTAGGAGTATAGAATGGGTTTGTTCGATAACGATAAATTTGGCGTTAAACGGAAGTCTAAGGAAATTTTTAACGCATTCAAAAAAGGAAAAGACGGCGAATACCTCTATGGTGGTAGTGCAATAAACATACGGAAAAAATACAACGAGCAATTAGATGCTTGGATGAAAAATAAGGCCTACAATGCGGCAGGCTTTGAAGGCACTGTGGTGTCTGATGTTTCCTTAGAAGACACAGGTCATCCTGATTTATTAAAAACAAATGGGTTACATCAATTTGCTACCTATAACACACTTTTTACATTGAGTGGAATAAGCGAAGAAGAATTAACTACTCACGCTTTCCTAGAAAATCCAATACATGATGTGATTGCTAGGTCGGGCGGCATAGGTGATCCCAACATCAGCGGTGGACGATACAAAGAAGAGAACGACAAACTCAGAGCAGATATAAGAGAAAAGAACCGTTCAGGTACTATGAAATACAATGACAATTATAATCCGGAAGAATCGGTCAAAGTTCTATCGAAGGGGCATGACTTGTTTTTCGAGAACTTGGATATGTTAAGCACAGTTGGACCAAATCCTGAGAGAGGATTGGCAAACTTCACCAAAATGTCTTTTGAACTGTCCGAACCGTTTGGTGTTTCATTTGTGGAAAAAGTCAAAGCGGCCACGTTCATAAACGGTTACAGAGATTTTCAAGACGCACCTTTGCTGTTGACTATAGAGTTTAAAGGAACAGACGAGAATGGTCGCCCGTTGGGTGCATCATCGGATAAGGCATTCATAAGGAAGATTCCTATATTGATCGTTAGAGTTGAATTTGATGTCAACGAAGCGGGAACAACTTACAATGTTATCGCTGTGCCATTTGGTGACCTAGCACACGACGATAGATTCAAATATCCGAGAGGATCACTTAACCTTACTGTGAACAGCATAAGTGAATGGGTAAAGGAAGTAAAAGAACAACTGAACGAAATAATGGAGCAGGAAAAAACAGAAAAGAAAAGAGAATTATTTGACGAATATGAATTTGTGCTTTCTTCTGAGGTAGAGGCTTTGTGCAAGTACAACAATATTTACAGCACGGTAATAGCAGAATCAAACAAGAATTGGATACAAAGATGGTTAGGAGGTGCTCAAAATCCAGAGATCAAATTGGCAGATGCAAACATTAATGGACAGACAAGTATAGTGAAGTTTTTTGAAGATGCCATAAGGATAGGCGGAGGCTTCTCAGATATTGTGGACAGATTCTGGCAACATTGGCATATGAGAATGACAGCCACAGGAGGAAACGCCACTAACAAATCGGGCAAGTTCGTGACTGACGGTGGAGCAGAAACAACTACATTCAAAGAAGGAGACGATTTATTAGATTTTTATAAGAGTCAAGACTTTAAAGATCTCGCAAAAAATAATCAATGGATTGATTGGTTTGAAATAAAAGTTTCTGTTGAACACATAAAACCTGATGTAATCGACTCCATAAGGAAAGTAAGTCCAAAAAGGATAGTGTTCAAAGCAGTGCCAAAAAAAATACACGTACTGAAATTTTTTCCACCTGGTGTGACATTGGGGTTTGTAGATTGGTCCAAATGGGTAAGGAAAAAATACAAATACATTTACACAGGTGAGAACGTAGATATACAAAATTTGAGAATCAATTACAAGACTGCATATTATTTGAGAAATGTGAGACCGTTTGATAAGGACAGCAAGGAAGACGGGAAATACAGAGATTTTGAAAAAAATTTAATAGAAATATTTGGACAAGATGCAGGAGAGCCTGTGGCGCCTTTAAGGCAGGAGGCTAGTATCCAAAAGGGCAGTAACACGATGATAGCAGGACGAGACAAAACCCAGCAGTTCTATGATTACATCACCAATCCGCAGGCTGACATGATAAGGATTGAGATGGAGATTTTGGGAGATCCAGCGTTTATCTGCCAAGACCAATACATACCAATTCATAAAAACAGAAGTAAGAACAGAGCAAACGGTATAGGTAATTCAGCAGTAAGTCAAAGATTCCGAAGTTTTAATTCAGAGAATTTCCAACCGTTGATACAATTAGATTTTATTACGCCACCGGACATTAATGATGTGAAAGGTACCTATAACTTGTTGACACATTCGACCACAGACGAAGGATCAAGAAGTCATTTCTTCACTGGCATATATCAGGTTGTCAAAGTGGATTCTAAGATTAACAACGGCCAATTTCTACAAACACTGCACTGTGTAAGGTTGAACCAACAACAAGGTACTGGAGTAGGAACGATAGTAACTAACATTAAAGCAGATGCTAAAAAAATAGATGGTAAAAAGACTGAAACTGAGGTGACTGGTTGGAATAGGATGTACGGTATTACAGAAGAAGTATCATCGGGACTTACCAAGAAACAGGATGAGAAGATGGACAACTTAGGCAAGAAAGATGCAATATTGGGTAAAACGCCATGGAGCAACTGGAAGGATGATTTATTTTAAAACATGAGTATATTATCAGGCGGATTCGCAGACACACACGACAATCTTAAAAATTATGATCAAAAGGCCAATGCCAAAGACGCAGGTCCTTATATCGGTGTTGTAAAGAATACTATAGATCCTTTAAAAATGGGCAGACTGGGTGTTGTCATTCCTGCACTCACAAAGACAGATGGACAAGATATAACTGCTAATCAAGTTATATGGTGCCAGTACTTGTCGCCTTTCTACGGAGCCAAACCTTTCAAGGCAAACACAATGGATCAGACGGGCGGACCACAGCAACGTTCATATGGTATGTGGGCGATTCCACCAGACGTTGATACCAATGTGATGGTTATATTCGCAAAGGGCGAAAAAGGCCAACGTAACGCTTTCTGGATGGGTTGTATACAAGAGCCTTTAACAAATCAGAACGTGCCTGGAATGGGATCATCAGAATTTACTGTGAATAACACAGAACAGATCACTAATAGAGAAAGACAGATAGGTGCAAACGCAGGAGTTAAACTGAAAAATTATGGAACAGATTTTTTACCTGTCGAAGAAAAAAATAAAAAGTCATACCAAGGTGGAGAATCTTTACAAGGATTAGACAAATGGAGATTTCCTGTCAATGATGTATTAGCGGAACAACTGTTCCAAGAAGGATTGATAAAGGACGATATAAGAGGTACAACATCATCTAGTGCCAGAAGAGAATCACCAAGCCAAGTGTTTGGTTGGAACACTCCGGGTGCCACAAGTGAAACGTCGAGAACACTTAACATTGGTTTAGACAACACACCAATACAAGTGGATAGGGATCTGGGACATTGTTTTGTTTTAGATGACGGAGACAAAGTTGGAAACAATAAACTAGCAAGGTTAAGAACAGCATCGGGACATCAATTGTTGATGCATGACACTGAAGGTGTAATATATCTCGCTAATGGTTCGGGTAAAGCATTCATTGAAATGGCCAGTGATGGAACAGTTAGTATATTTTCTGCATCAGGCATTAACATAAGATCCGGAGGAGACTTTAACGTACACTCAGACATGGATATTAATTTCCATGCCAAACAGAGAATTAGAATGGTCAGTGACATAAACATTGCCAACAGTTCACCAAGAATATACAACATGGGAGAAGCAGGAATTTTTAATTCTTCACAGCAAGGAATTATACAAAGTTTTGCTAGAGACGGAATAATGTCACATGCTGGAGCACAGTTGCACAGTGCCAGTGGTGCACATAACTTAAAAGGTGGCAGGATTGATCTAAACTCAGGCAGTAAACAAAATCCTTCCTGGGGTTGTAGTTGGTTAACACCAGATCACCAAAACGTGGCAATCATTGTAACAGATGCTAACGATATATCTGTAGAAAAACCAATTAAAGAGGGCGGTGAGCCAAACACAATAAAAGTGAGGACAACAGTATCAGACTTTGTTACCCATGAGCCATATGCAAGGCAAAGCAGTCAAGAACGTAAGAAAAAATATATTAGCGGTGTGATAGAAAAAATTAAAGAAAACAATCCAAATCTATCAGATGCAAAACTAAAAGAAATTAGAGAAACATTAATGGCAAACAAAACAATTAACGGAGTATCAACGCAGGTCAAAAAACTTGTAGCATTAAATGACGAGGTAAATTTAAAAGTACAGGATATTACTGAAATAGTTAATGCAGGTAAAAACATTGAAGCAATAATCAAACAAGAATCTCTGTCTTTTGTTCAAGGTATAACATCAGGCAACATTACTGAAAGTGTGGCCCAAATAAAAAAATATGCCGATGTTGCAGAAAGTTTCTTTTTAGGGTCTAAAACTGGACCTGCTAATATGTACAGAAATCCATCAGGATTATCCACAGCAATTAAAAGTGCAGGTAGTTTCATTAAAAAATTGAAATTTTGGTAGAATAAATATTACAAATGGCATACGGTTCTAATTCATCAAATAGCAAAGGCGGGGGAACGATAACGTTCAAAGGGTTTTCGTCTCGAGCGGACCAACAAAATTTTAAGATATATGATTTTGAAGTTGCAAAACAAGATTTAATTAATAGACTTTCAGTGCGTAAGGGTGAACGTGTTGAAAATCCAGAATTTGGCACTATCATTTATGATGCAATATTTGAACCATTTACGGAATCACTCAAAGACGCAATACTTGAAGATGTTACTGCTAATTTGAATGCTGATCCTCGTATATCTACCAATGAAATCACTGTGAGAGAAGCCGATAAAGGAATCGCAATACAGGCTTCTATCACGTATGTTCCACTTAACATCACAGAAAAACTATCCTTTAACTTCGACGAAAACTCGTTGTTACGCCTATCTTAAAGTACGCATATAATTAATACTATAAATATCATTATTAAAGTATTATGGCCACAACAGATAGACAAAACAGATTATTAGTTGCCGAGGATTGGCGAAAAATTTACCAATCTTTCCAACAAGCGGACTTCAAATCTTACGATTTTGAAACACTTCGTAGGACAATGGTGGCATATCTCAAAGAAAATTATCCAGATGATTTCAATGATTTTGTTGAAAGTTCTGAATATGTTGCACTATTAGATTTGATCGCCTACATAGCACAGGCTTTATCTTTTAGAGTTGATTTAAATGCCAGAGAAAACTTTCTAGAAACAGCAGAAAGAAGAAATTCTATTTTACGATTGGCAAGATTAATAAACTATAATGCAAAAAGAAACCAACCAGCAACTGGACTATTGAAAATAGATGCTATATCTACAACGCAAGATGTTAGAGATTCGTCAGGAGCCAATCTATCAAATCAAACAGTGTTATGGAACGATTCGGCCAATTCAAATTACAGAGAACAATTTATTTCAATATTAAATGCGGCAAACCAGTCGGGACAACTTTTTGGAAATCCAAGAGAGTCAAAAAAAATCGGAGGCATTGACACAGAAGTTTATACGTTAAGTTCAAATCAAGTAGATTTGCCAATGTTTAATTTTACATCGAGCGTCGGTGGAGTCAATAGAGATTTTGAAATTGTGTCATCTACAATTGAAGAGTCAGAATCAATTTATGAAGCGAGACCAGTAGAAGGAACGGGCATTACTTACACTTACAGAAGTGATGGATCAGGTGACAGTTCAAATAACACAGGATTTTTCTTCTTGTTCAAACAAGGAAGAATGCAACAACAAAGTTTTACAGTTGATACTGCTATAACAAATTATATTCAACCTTTGGATTTATCAAACATCAACAACAGTGACGTTTGGTTGTATCAATTGGATCAATTTGGACAAATCACACGAGAATGGAAACAAGTTCCATCTTTATCTGGCAACAACGCAATTTATAATTCATTGTCCAAATCTGAAAGAAATATTTACAATGTTGTAACCAAAGCCAATGATGGAGTAGATTTAGTATTTGGTGATGGAAATTTTTCAAATTTACCTTTAGGATCGTTTAAAACATTTTACAGAACAAGTGATAATGCCAAATTTGCTATACAACCGGCAGATATGCAAAACATAACTGTTGCAATACCTTACATAGATGCAAATGGTGGACAACAAACAATCACAATTACATTAAGTTTACAAGCATCTGTATACAATGCCGCGGCATCTGAATCCAATGATTCGATTAAAGAAAAAGCAGGACAAGTATACTATTCACAAAACAGAATGATTACTGCTGAAGATTATCAAGTTGTACCTCTTTCAGCGTCTCAGGAAATTATTAAAGTTAAATCTGTAAACAGATCTGCATCAGGTATTTCAAGAGCAAAAGAAGTTTTAGATCCAACAGGTGCTTATTCAAATGTAAGTGTTTTCGCTGAGGACGGTATATTATACAGAGAAGAATCGACACAAAAATTTACTTTTACATTTAATAACAGGAACGATATTCAATCTACATTAGACTCTAATGTTGAAGCAAAATTAAAAACGCCATATGCTAGACAATTCTACTATTTCAAATACGGCACAAAAGATGTAAGCACACTATCTGCAACTTGGAACAGTACAACAACAGCAACAAACACTAATACTGGGTACATCAAATCAAGTGGTCCATTGGTGCTAGGAGACTTTGCAACTTCTAACTTAAAATATGCTAAGACAGGTGCATTAATAAAATTTACATCTCCTGATACAAGAAGATTTTTGAATGGTGTGTTGGTCACATCAACAACTGAAGATAGTGAGGATAGATCATGGGCAAAAATTGGTGCAGTGGTAGGAGATGGAGCAAACAGTGGTGTAGGAAATTTAGAGTCAGGTGCAGGTCCTGTAACACTGAATAATATTGTACCGAATGGTGCAGTTGTTAATGCTATAATTCCAAACTTTACAACTTCTTTTTCATCGGATTTAGAAACAGATATGCTTGACAGAATAGAAGCATATGAAGAATTTGGATTGAGATATGATTGGGATTCAGAAACATGGAAAGTTATAACGTCAACAAACCTAAGTTCAAGTTCTGTGTTTGACTTAACTAACCAAGGGTCGACAGCAGGAACAAACGCAGATGCAAGTTGGTGGTTCAAATTTACAAATGATGGAAATACTTACACTGTTCAATACAGAAAGTTAGATTACATCTTTGAATCAGAATCGCAAAATAAGTTTCATTATGATGCACAAGAAAAAATTTATGATTACAAATTAGGAACTAGTGTTAAGGACACAGTTAAAATTTTAAAAACAAATTCGATTGTTTCTACAGGAAATGCAGTTGGATATCCAATCAAATGGCAAGTAGTAGATACTGTTACAGAATCAGATGGGTTCCAGGACAATAGAAAAGTTAAAGTAGGATTTTTTGATAACGATGACGATGGTGTTGTAGACAATCCTGAAATATTTGACATAATTGTTGAACCTGATACAAGTGTTTCTACAAAATTTATATTCCAAGAAAAATACATTTCATACAATAACATATCAAGATTTAGACCTTATGCATCATCAAATTTTGTTACAACTCAAAATGAGTCTGACATTACATTAAGCACGTCGACTTATACAGACGGACAGTTGTTTTATTTTTATGATTCTGCAGAGGATGTTGTTAAAAAATATGATGCAACATCAAACACATTATCAACAACAACAGATTACATAGCAAGAAGAGGAAGAAGCAGTATTGATTTCCAATACAAACATAATGCTGGACAGGAAACTAGGATAGACCCTAGTGTATCAAATATTATTGATGTGTATATGCTTGAAAGAACATATGACAATTTATATAGAATATGGTTACAGGATGGTGGCACATTGCCAACGCCGTCGACTTCTAATCAATTGAGGATAAGTTATTCAGGTATACTTAACCCATTGAAATCATTGTCAGATCAAATAATTTACCACCCTGTAAAATACAAAATATTATTTGGAACACAGGCTGATGAAGAATTACAAGCAACTTTTAAAGTTGTTAAAAATTTAAAAACAAATGTTACAGATGCAGTCATAAAAACAAGAGTGATTGCCGCGATAAATGAATTTTTCGCATTAGATAATTGGGACTTTGGAGATACTTTTTATTTTACAGAATTAGCCGCTTATGTTCATAACGCACTAGCGCCAGATCTACTTACAGTGGTGATAGTGCCAAATCAATCAGGACAGGGTTTTGGGTCTCTGTTCCAGATAGATTCAGCGGCAGATGAAATTTTTATTAGTGGGGCCACCGTTAATGATGTTTCGATTATTTCAGCACTAGGAGCCAATCAACTTTCTGCTTCTGGTACAGTAGTCACAAGCACATCAACAACTACTACAAACACTTCTACAGGATCAACAGTGTCAGGCTCTACTACATCAGGTTCGGGATCAAGTTCCGGCAGTAGTGGGGCAGGATACTAATGGCAGATAGACAAATCAATTCATTAACAAATAACGAAGTTGTCAAACAGGGCAAGAATGAATACAAAAGAACTGTACAACATCTACCTGCCTTTTATAGAACAGACTCCAACCAAAGATTTTTAGGAAGTACATTAGATCCTCTAGTACAAAAAGGAGCATTAGAAAGACTTGATGGTTTCATAGGCAGACAAGATGCCAGCACAAGGAAAGAAACAGACAGATATATTTCTGCTACGTCAAGAGACAGAATGGCTTATCAATTGGAGCCAGCGGTAACTTACACAGATAGAGATACAACATCACTTAATCCTGAGGACCAAGTCAAGTTTACAGGAACATACGACGATTATATTAATCAAATAAAATTTTTAGGTGGTAACATAGATAATCATGATAGAATTTCAAAAGAAAATGTTTACTCTTGGAATCCAGCAATAGATTATGACAAGTTAATCAATTACAGAGAATACTATTGGATGCCGATTGGACCTAGTGTAATATCATTAGATTCAGTTGGACCGAATGCAGTTGCAGAATATAAAGTTGAAGCATGGCCTGATGATGGTAGTTCATTAGGTGCTTGGCACTTGCCACACAGAGAGAATGAAAGAAATCCTATATTAACTTTATACAGAGGAAACACTTATAAATTTGAAGTAAACGCAAAAGGTCATCCTTTATGGATAATGACAGAACCTTATAAATCAAAAATTAGTGAAGACGGTTCGACGTCAACAATTTATTCAACTGGTGTAACAAACAACGGAACAGACTATGGTACTGTAACATTCACAGTTCCTGCAACTGGACCTGCAACATTGTACTACCAATGCGGCAATCATGATTCTATGTATGGTATATTACAAATCAAAGACGTAACATCTACTGCGAAAATAAAACCACAAGATGATATCGTTGGGGTAAAAAATTACAGTTTAAGAACATTAGATTTATCAAATGGAATGAAAATAAAATTTGATGACAACATAGTTGCTCCGGAGTACAAAGACAAACAATACTATGTGGAAGGTGTGGGAGAAAACATTACCCTTACAGACGTAGATGATTTAATTACACCAGCATCATATTCTGAAGAAACCACAATACTTTATGACACAGTAGGATATGACACAAGGCCATATGCGAAATCATTTTATACTCCTAAGGATAAAGATTACATTACAATCAAAAGAGACTCACGTGATCAAAATGCTTGGTCGAGATATAATAGATGGTTTCACAAATCTGTTATTGAAGAAACAGCAAGGGTTGGTGGGTACACACCTGTCCTAGATGAAAATGACAGAGCGAAAAGACCAATTATTGAATTCGATTCTGGACTAGAACTATACAATCACGGTAAGGTTGCTAAAAAGTCTGTAACTTTATATGACACAACTACAACAGACGCTTTTTCACAGGTTGTAAAACAAACAGGTTATATTGTTGATGGACTTGCACTTGCGGATGGTATGCGAGTAATTTTCGCCAACGACACAGATCCACTAGTGAATGGAACAATTTATGATGTGGCTTTTGTTACAGCGGGAGATTCCACGCAAGTGATTTCGCTTACCAAAGCAACAGATGGTACACCTTCTGCAAACGATTCTATCTTTATAGAGTTTGGTACAGCACACCAAGGCAAAACTTTATATTACGATGATAGTACAAGCCGTTGGGCGGATGCACAACAAAAAACAAAATTAAATCAACAGCCATTGTTTAATTTGCATGATGAACAGCACGTAGATCTAGATGATCCGATAAAATATCCAAGTTCTACTTTTGCTGGAGCAGAAATATTTTCATTTGCTACAAGCGATTCTGCTGTTGAAGATACAGTGCTTGGAATCAAAGTAAAATATGAAACAATTAATAATGTAGGAAATATAGTTTTCAAATCTGATCATACGTCCGATTCTTTCACTTACAAACTAGGAAAAGGCACGGTATCCAAAAGATTAGCGTCAGGACATTTGCACTATTCAACTTTGGCAAAAGTAACAAACTATCTGGGACCTTGGGTAAAAAGAACAAGCAAAAGCAAACAAAGAGTTATTAGAACATACATAGTTGACTCTACAGAAACGCAATTATTTGCAATAGATTTTTATAAAGATTCTTCGTCATTGACTGACTTAGAAGTATCAGTAAAAGTAAATGGCGTCAGAAAAACAATAAACACTGATTACACACTGGTAGATGGAACAACAAACAAATATGTAAAATTTAATAAAGAATTAACAGAAGGTGATCAAATAAGAATTGCTGGATATAGTTCTGCAAAAAAAATAAAAGACAAAGGCATTTATGAAGTGCCGGAAAACTTATCTATAAACAGTGAAAACGCATCATTAGGTACATTTACATATGGACAAATATTAAAACACGTCCAAGATATCTTTGATAAAAATCAAGATGTAACTGGCCAAATACCTGGCACATCTAATCTAAGAGACAAACCTGATGCAAAATTAAAAGGTGGAACAATACTTCAACACGAGGGATCATTGATTCCGGCTATTTTTAGTTTGGTAGATAGAGAATCTAATTTTGTTTCAGCAATAGATTATGCTAATTTAGAATACGAAAAATGGTATAGTGCATTTTTAACTCATGCTACAGATACAGCATATGAAGGAGTTGCAAGAGATAGAGTAGACGAAATTGTCACAGCAATCACGCAAGGCAGAACAAGTTCTTTTCCATTCTTCTACGAAGATATGTTAGGCTGGGGAGAAAATGTTTCAACAAGAACACATACTGTTGCAGGATCATCTCAAACTGATTATGCTATTGATTCGCAATTCGACATTACAAAATTAAGCAATAGAGCGGTTTACATTTATCTAAATGATGAACTTTTAATATTAGGAACAGATTACACATTCAGTACAGTAGATGATAGTATAACAGTTACTAGATCACTAGCAGAAGGAGATAAAATTGTAATTAAGGACTACTCAGATACAAAAGGTAGTTACTTGCCACCTTCTCCTACAAAACTAGGTATGTATCCGAAATACAAACCAGAAATAATTTCAGATGACACGTACATTACAACAACAAACATGATTAGAAGGCATGACGGATCATTTATTAAAGCATACGGTGATGAGAGAGATGATTTAATTATAGAACTAGAAAGAAGAATTTACAACAATATTAAAACTGAATATGATAGCACACTGACCAACATATCCGATGTGATGCCAAGTGTGTTTACTTCTACAGATTTTACACTTGGTGAAATAAATGATGTGATGGCATCAGATTTCCATGTATGGGCAGGACGTAACAATGTCCAATACATTAACAACACCACGTTTTCAGAAGGTTCACCTTTTACATACAATTATGCAAACAGTACCGACAGAATTAAAAAAGAAAAATTACCGGGGTACTGGAGGGCGATATACAAATATTTCTATGACACAGATGCACCCCATGTCAGACCATGGGAGATGTTAGGTCATTCTGAGAAACCTAGTAATTGGGATAAAACTTATGGCACTGCACCATACACATCAGGAAACGATGTATTGTGGACTGCTATTGCAACAAAAACAGGAAGATATGGCAAGCCAGATATTAAAAACTATTTGCCAGTCGATGCTTCAGGAAATTTATTAGATCCTATCAGCGCCGGATTGATAGATGTTTTAGATATTCCAGGCAGAAGATCAAGTTGGAAATTTGGTGACCAAGCACCACAAGAAACTGCTTGGATAAGATCATCCGCTTATCCATTTACTGTGATGAAAACATTGGCTTTAACGCAACCTGCAAGATTCTTTTCAAATATGTTTGATCCGTCTAGACAGTCAACAAACATTGCCGGTAACCAAATTGACACGGAAACTGAGATTAGAAGAAGCCTTAAGAATGCAAAATACCATTTGCAGACAATCACAGATAATGCAACTGGAGAAACAACAACATATCTCACAGCAGGCTATCAACCTATTATTGTAAACTATCTAATTTCAAAAAATTTAGATGCAGACACTTTTTATTATAAAAAAATGTCAAACATTACAACACAACTTACGTATAAATTAGGTGGCTTTACAGATAAAGATAATTTAAAAGTATTGACAGATTCTGTATCACCTGGATCAACATCTGGATCTAAATTTATTCCAGATGAAAACTACAAAATATTATTTAGAACATCTAATCCGGTACAGTCTTTTACGTATTCCGGTGTGCTTATAGAAAAGAACACAGATGTTTCACATGACGGTTCGACATTACTTGGTGGATACAAGGTATTAGGTTACTCAACAGTAAAACCATATTTCAAATTTAAATATCCTGTTAAAACATCAATTGGTAACAAACTAAAAGTAGAAGGATCTGTAGAGGTTGTAACTTACAATGACTTTAAAGATACTGTTCAAACAATACCTTACGGTTACATTTTCGATACAATTCAGGAAGTTGCAGACTTTCTTTTAGGTTATGGATCTTATTTAGAAGAGCAAGGATTTAAATTTAACAAGTACTCAAATGAAATCAAAGAAACATTAAATTGGCAAAACGCTGTAAAAGAATTTTTATTTTGGACTACGCAAGAATGGGCACCTGGATCTGCAATTACAGTTTCACCTGCCGCACAAGGTTTTGAATTAGATACAGAGAATTCGATTGTTGGCAAACTTAGAAATTTAGCAGGTGACTATTCATTACTAGATGCAGGTGGAAGAAAAATTCCAATAAGACAAGTATCAACAAAAAGAATAGGTAAAACTTTTGATATTGAAATCAAAGATGAAAACACTGGACTATACAATATAATATTGAATACCGTTCAAAAAGAACACATTATTATTTTTGATAATAAAACAGTGTTTGCAGATATTATACATGAACCTACTACAGGTTTTAGACAGCAAAGATTAAAAGTTGTAGGTTGGAAAACAGGCGGATGGAATGGCGATTACTATGCTCCTGGTTTTATGTTTGATTCGGCAAACGTTACATACTGGACAGCAAACACGGATTACAAGATAGGTGACAGCGTAGAATATCAAGGCAAGTTTTACGTTGCAAAAATTAATCATGGATCGGGTAACAAATTTGATAACGCAAACTGGATATTGAAAAATGCTAAACCAAGAGCACAATTAATACCAAACTTTGATTATAAGATATCACAGTTTAATGATTTTTATAATTTAGAAACAAACAACTTTGATGAATCTCAGCAGAAGTTAGCACAAAGACTTATTGGTTATCAATCTAGAGATTATTTAGAAAATCTTTTTGTAAATGATGTATCTCAGTATAAATTTTATCAAGGATATATCAGAGAAAAAGGTACAAAAAACGCAATAGATAGATTACTTAAAGCCAAATATGAAGAACAAGACATTAGTCTTGATTTATATCCAGAATGGATGTTGAAAACAGGACAATTTGGAAACGTTGATAGGATTGAAAATATCCAAATACGTTTAGATGACGATAAGATTACAGCAAATCCAAACAGTTTTGAATTATTAAACACTTCCAATGAAACAGTTGAATATGCTAGATCAGATGCAATAGTTAAAAGCGATATGTTCTACAAGCCTGTAGATTATGATGCATCAAAAACTTTTAGCAGATTAGACTACACAAAAGAAGGAGTCACAAGAGACCATGCACAGGTTTACAAAACTGCGGGATATCCACAAGTTGAACACGTGCACCACACAGCATTTAATGAAGTGGATCTATTGAAACTAGATGTTACTAAAGTTACGCAAAATGAATTGATATGGGTAGCAAACAAATCTAACAATGATTGGGACGTGTATAGACTTACGAATCAAGATTACAAAATTAAAAATTTACAAAGAATTAACGATGCTACACAATTAGAAATTACATTTACTGATTCACATGGCCTATCAGCAGGAACAACAACAAGTTTAGCAGACTATTTTGCAATAACAAACGCAAAAACTCCGTCCTTAAATGGAGTATACGAAGTATTTTCTGTTGTAGATCACAAAACGATTGTGATAGATTTTGCCTTAAACACTCCATTTGTAGAAAATGTTTCAGATGAATCCACAGCAGATTCTTTTGGAAATGTTTATAAATTTATTTCGGTAAGATTTAATTCAATAGATAATGTAAATGATTTGTTAAAATACAGTGATTATCAAGATGAAAAACCTGCGGTAGGATATACTGGTGACAGAATTTGGACTGATGCTGATCATTCAGGTTTATGGAGAGTATATCAAAAACAAGATCCATACAATATAAAAGTTCAGTTATCGCCTGATAGTTCAACAGCGGAACAAAACTTTGGACAACAAATTGTTGCTAGGAATGATGGAAGAACAGTAGTTGTATCATCTCCTGGTGACGGGCAAGGAAAAATTAATTTCTTATTTAGAAGAGAAGCAACATCAGGCAGTGTGTTTGAAACGCAGTCAACAATCACAACTACTGCTGGAAATGATTCCACAGGAAAATTAGGAGAATCTCTGTCGATGAGTACAGATGAAAACTTTGTTGTTGCAGGTGGACCGTACACAAATTCATTAGGATCAGATGGTAGCACAAGATTTGCAGATGCTGGTTTAATAAAAACTTTTGTTTGGAACCCAAGCACATTCAAATACGGAACATTGTCAACACTTTTACCGCCAGTAGATGCGGCCTCACAGAATTTTGGTTGGGCACATAAAATTACAGAGTCTGGCACAAGTTCTACAAGAGATACAGCACAAAAATATTTGTTTGTATCAGCACCAGGACACAGCAGTGATAAAGGTAGGGTCTATGTGTACACTTGGGGAGTAGGATCAGACGGTTCAACATATGACAGATGGACAAAAGATTACACACTAGAAGCACCAGCAGGTGGTAGCGGACAAAGATTTGGACACAGAATACAAGCCAACGATAACGGCGATGTACTTGCAGTAAGTTCATTAGCACCAGGAAATGCAGGCAAGGTAGAAATATTTGTAAGATCTGGAGCAGACGGAAGTTCAGCAACAACATTTACTCTAACTCAAACACTTACAGGTGTAACATCAGATGGTTCAACGGCTAACACTGCATTTGGTGACTCGATTGCAATGAGCAAAGATGGAAACACTTTAATAATAGGTGCTCCAGGTGTTGATAAATCAGACCAAGCAGATGCTGGAGCAATTTATTATTACAAATGGAATGCAGACGGTTCCACAAACACTTACACATTACAACAAACTGTTAATGCACCAGACTCACAAACTAATATGAAGTTTGGAACTACACTTGCAATAAATCCTGCAGGAAATAGATTAGTTATAGGTGCTGAAAGTTTTGCAAGTCCACGAGAAATGAATTTTGATGCAGGAGCAACAACATTTGATTTACAAGATACATCAGTGGTTGATAACAATATACAATCAGGCGGAGCATACACAGCCACTATGTACAACACAAAATTTGTTATTGATGATAGACTAATGACTGATAACGTTTCAGCAATGGATGATTTTGGCAGAGGGGTATGTGCAATAGACAATTCAGTATTTGTTGGAGCACCCAAAGATGACGGTAATGTAGGAGCAGACGGAAGTACGAAAATAGTGAACGACGGAACTGTAACTATTTTTGATTTAAAAGAAAATGGCAAGTATGCATGGAAGAATATTGTTACTGAAACTCCGTTAATTGATATTTCAAAAGTAGGACAAGTTTTTGAATTCGATAATAGATCAAAAGAAATAAGAGACCATTATGACCTGTATGATCCTATCAAAGGAAGAATACTAGGAATAGCAGACAGAGAAATCAATATTAAAACCAATTGGGATCCGGCAGTATACAATACAGGAGATAACGCCAATACTAAAACGCCATGGGGCAGAGAACATTTAGGTGAAGTGTGGTGGGATCTATCAAAAGTTAAATGGTTATGGTATGAACAAGGTTCTCAAGAATACAAGATTAATAATTGGGGTAAAACTTTTCCTGGGTCTAGTATAGACATTTACGAATGGACAGAATCTCTTTTAACTCCAGAACAATATAACATACAATCTAACACACCAGGTGGCACTATAACAGGAACAGTGTTAGACATTAACAAATACACAGTAAAACAACAGTATGATTCTAGACTTGATACATTTGTAGACTATTATTACTACTGGGTCAAAGACAAAGCAAGTATGCCAATGGACAGTGTTGTCAAAAGAAATAACACAGTGGCATATATTGCAAATCTAATTCGAGATCCAAAAAGATATGATATAAAATATTACGCAATTACGAATAGAAACAAATTTATTTTATGGAACGTGGCAAATTTAGTCAATGGTGATATAATTCTAAGTGTTGATATAAGATCAAATGACTATGAGGGTGATTCACACTCAGTATGGAAACTTGCTAGAGAGGGAGATAAAGATTATAGACCCGGAACACAAATCGAAACACGTTGGTGGGATTCACTGATAGGTTCAAATAGTGCTGGTGACAAGGTACCAGATTTAGACTTACCATTGAATCAAAGATATGGAAACAACATACGTCCAAGGCAAAGTTGGTACATTGACCGATTTGGTGCACTAAAAGAAATCATTGACTATGCAAATACAGTTCTAAAACAACGTCAATTAGTTGGACAGATAAACCTAGACAATCTGGATTCGAAAGAACCTGAGCCTACTGCACAAAGTTTAGAATGGGACGCAATAGTTGACACTTATGCTGAACTTACATATATCAATACAGCAGACCTATCGGGCACTGTAAAATATCTTGTAAAAGCAGATGAAACATCAAACAACTTTTGGGCAATATACACTTGGGACGGATCTATATGGTCTAGAACAAAATTACAGACTTATAACACTTCTAATTATTGGAACTACACAGATTGGTACAAAGAAGGGTATAGTGAAACAACACTAATTGATAAACAAGTTACCTTCGAATACGAATTAGATGGTTTAGATTTAGTACCGGGCAAAAATGTTAAAGTAACAAGTGCTGACACGGGTGGATGGAAATTGTTTACAAAAACAACATCAGGATGGGAAAACACCGGAACTGAAAACGGTACAATAAGATTATCAACAAAACTTTATGATTATTCACAGGATGCAACTGGATTCGCAGGCCAAGATACTTTTGATGAAAATTTCTTTGACCAAGAACCTGCAAAAGAAACGAGAATGATTTTGACAGCATTGAGAGATGACTTGTTTATTAACGATCTTGCTGGTGAATACAACACTTTATTCTTTACTGGTTTAAGAAAAGTCCTTGCAGAGCAAACTTATGTTGATTGGGTATTCAAAACATCTTTTATAAATGTTAAAAACTCTGTCAGAGAATTAGATCAGAGAAAAAGTTATGAAACTGGCACAGATGCTTGGATTGAAAGTTACATCAAAGAAGTTAAACCATTCCATACAAAATTAAGGGAATACAAACTTACATATTCTGGCAGTGATACACAGGATGGTTTGTTTAGTGACTTTGACAATCCGCCATTCTACGACACAACTACTAAAAAAATTAGACCATTAAATGTTGATGTGGACACTGACAAGTTGACGGAATATCCTCATCAGATGTGGAATGATTATCATAAAAAATATGTATCTTCAATTACAATTACAAGTGCAGGATCGGGATATGAGGTTGCTCCAGAAGTAACAATATTAGGCGGCACAGTGGGCAGTACAGGTCCATTCCAAATACAAGGCACAAGTTCAAGCGGTGCTACATCGGGTAGTTTTGGATATTATTATCCATTGTTCACAAGCGAACAACAAGCAAAAATATATGACTCACAAAATGGCGGAAGTGGAACTGCACATACACATACGTTTGATGATATATCAGGCACATTCTATATGCCAACAGGTTCTACTAATCATGCACAAAGCAATAAGTCAGGCACATTCAAAATGTATGTTGCTCCAAATACTACATCAGCAAAAGCAACAGCAATAATTCAAGGAGGTAAAGTAACAAAAATTACTTTAACTGACACAGGTTCTAATTACACAACAACACCAACAGTTATTTTGACAGGCGGTTTGAAAAATGGGAATACTCCATCTAACACTGCAAAAGCATACGCAAATCTTAACAATGATCTCGTAAGGGATTTTGATACAACAATTAAATTTGATAGAGTATCAAGTACTTCACGAGTAAAAGATTGGACAGCATCTACATATTTTGCATATGGAGATCTAATCAGACATAACAATCAGTTATACAAAGCAACAAGTGCCTTTACTTCGACAAAAGATTTTGATGATAACATTGGAAATGTTTACAAAGTGCGTGGAGACGAAGTAGGTTTAACTGCGGCAGATAGAACTAAAGGTTTCTACACGCCGGGATCTGGTATGCCAGGAAATGAACTATCACAAGTAATGACAGGTGTTGATTACGGTGGAACAATGGTGACAGGATTATTATTCTCACAAGATCAAGGTTGGGATAGATCAGGTTGGTACGATTTTCCATGGGACAATTATGGAGCATCAAACATTGTAACATTCAGTGGTGATGGTTCTACAACGCAGTTTACATTCAGCACAGCACCTGATAGTACAAAAGTTTATCAAGTGTATACAAAAATTAATCAAACACGTACCAAAGTTAATGTTTTAGATCCTTCAGGTACAACAGTTGACCATTTCAGAGGCGACGGTACTACAAAAACGGTCACATTAACTTCTGCTCCAGCAGATGGTACATTGGTTGAATTTATTCCGTTTGATGAAGACGGTGTACTAACACCGACTGACGATAGAACTTTAGATTCGATAGTCAAGGGAGGTTTGTTTACAAGTGCTTTAGGTCATGCTCCTAGTGATATATTATTAGAAGGTGATGATTTTATTAGTCCGGATACAAGTTACGCACCTGAAGAAACAGTTCCTGGACAGATGTTTGACACAGTGGATATCAAAGTTTATACTTCACCAGAATCTGGTGTACCATTCATAAGCGAAAACAATTACATTGGTGATGGATCGACTGTAAGGTTTGCTATCGGTGACACACCAGGCACATTAGGTTCAGTAACAGTAAGTTGTGATGGAGTTGTGAAAAAACTTACAACACATTATACAGTAGATGTAAAAAATAAAACAATTACTTTTGGATCTGCGCCTGCAAATCTAAGTGTTGTAACAATAAAAGTATTCGCAATAAGTGGAGAAAATTATAGAGTGTTGGATCAATACACAGGTGATGGAAGCACTGTCACTTACACCACTGCTACTAGTGATGATTTCTCACTCGACTCAACAGCATCTGAAATCTACATTACAGTAGACGGTGTACCTACCACACAATTTACAACAAAAAGTGTAGCGAAAAGATTGCAAGTAACATTCAATACTGCTCCGGCGGCAAACGCATTTATACAAGTGGCAGGTTTTGCCAGAACGGCCATTAGCACAAGAAGTTATGCAAGTATTAGAAATGAAGAATTAACTTACGATGGTTCTACAACAAGAATGGATTTGACTTATCCTGCAGGGGCGATTGGACCATTCTCTAGTTTGACAACTGTAGAATGTAATGGTAGGGTGTTAAGAGGACCTGACAACACTTATTACATTGGTGATGGAAGCACATATACTTACGGAGTTGTGTCGGGACTTGATGATGATTCAACAGTGGATCCGGCAAAAACTATAACTAACCAAAATCAAGTTGAAGTATTTGTAAACGGTACTCCGCAATTCTATGGTGCTGATTATGATGTTGACATAGGAAATCAAAATATAACTTTCACTGTGGAATCAGTGCCGACATCCTCAGATGTTATTTGTATTTCTACATTAGTTGATAATCAATATTTTATAGATGGTTCTAATCCAACTTCTGTAATTTTAATTCCAAGCAGAATTACAACACCTTATTCATTAACAGCAGGTGATAAACTTTCAATCACAACATTCAATAATGCACTTGGAATGAAACATAGAAGAGAAGTTTTAGAAGGAAGAACTAACGGAATATTTAAATTAAGATTTGAACCACTGAACGCATCATACACTTATGTATGGTTGAATGGACAACAATTAATTCAAGGTAAGGATTTCATGTTAAGTGGCAATACAATCACAGTGTACGGCATAACGATAGTTGCTTCAGATAGATTAGATGTATTGTATTTTGCTATGGAATCGGCAACAGGAGCCACAGGATTTAGAATATTCAAAGATATGTTGAATAGAACTTTCTACAAACGTATTAACAAAAATGCTACAACAGAATTAACACAAGATATAGTTGATGGAGATAAAACAATAGTGGTCAAAGATGGAAGCATATTATCCACACCTGACATAACAGCCAATGCACCAGGTGTAATCTTTATCGACAAAGAAAGAATTGAATATTTCACCAAGACAAACAATCGTTTAGGACAACTTAGACGTGGTACACTTGGTACAGGAATTAAGGCACATGGATCAGGCGCTGAAGTGGTAGATGCGTCCGGTACTCAAACCATACCTTATGCAGACACAGTACACACCAACACTTTCACAGGTGATGGCAGTACACAGACGTTTGCACTATCACAAACCCCAGCCTCTGCTAGTGAGTTAGACATATTCATTGGTGGCCAACGATTGTTGCTTACTAGCGAGGATGGATCAACTATTAACTATTCTGTGGACGGATCGACAACAGCAGTTACTTTAAGCACTGCTCCAGCATCTGGCACACAGGTTAAAATCTTACATAAGAAAGGACAGGTTTGGTACACGGGTAAAGACGGTAATCCAGCAAATGGTAAAGGATTACAGGCTTCTACGACTCAACAGGCTAGATTCATAGCGGATGAGCCGACAAATGCACCTGAATAAATACACTAGATGACACAGGATAATAAACAAACAGAAGTGGAAAAAGAAGAAAATAAAAAACCCCAAGATAACACTGGTGTTATGATGACGGGGCATATCAAAATTTTTGACCCAGAGACTGGTGAAGTAATGGTGGATAAAAGGAATGCTATTCACTATGAAAATATGTCTCAGGCATTGGCTAATTCTTTAGCAAACAAATCCAATGGTTTTATACATGAACTTGCATTGGGTAATGGCGGAACATCTGTAGACACAACAGGAGTTATTACGTATCTAACTCCTAATTCAACAGGCACGAATGCCGCACTTTATAATCAAACATATTACAAAGTTATAGATGATAATTCATCTACAAACAAAGACACAACAAGAAACAAAATGGAAGTAAGACACACAGCAGGTAACAAGTATACTGACATTGTTGTAACTTGCACATTAGATTACGGTGAACCAACTGGACAAGCGGCTTTTGACAACACTACAAATTTCAATGGTGATTACGTATTTGATGAACTAGGACTAAAAAGTTGGGAAGGTACAGAAAACGGCGGCACTAACAAATTGTTAACACACGTTGTATTTCACCCTGTGCAAAAATCTTTAAACAGATTAATACAAATTGATTACACTTTAAGAATACAATCATTAACAACATTTACTGAAACAAGTTCAACAGCATTATCAACATCAAACACAATAAGCGGAACAACTTCAGGAAGTAATACTGGATACTAATAAATGGCATACACAGTAAACAAAAGTAACAATTCGGCATCGCCAAACCAATACACAGTTCAGGACGGAGTTGTTAACTCTCAAACTGATTTAAGTTTTATTGGAAAAGGGTATGCAGGTTACGGTGAAAGTATTGCAGAAAACTTTTTACACTTATTAGAAAACTTTTCAAATACGACACAACCAACAAAACCTATCGAAGGGCAACTATGGTGGGATTCGACCAACGGAAAATTAAAAGTTTACAACGGAACTGCATTCCAAACAGCAGGAGGTAGTGCACCATACCAGGCAACAGCGCCATCAGGATTATCACAAGGTGATATGTGGATTGATTCTGATACTGGACAACTTTACTTTTATAACGGAAGTTCAAGTGTTTTAGTAGGTCCACCTTCATCAACAGGTACAACAAACGGATTTACCTACGATACTATTTTAGATTCATCAGATGCAAATCAAAATATTACAAAATGGTTTAATGACGGTAACCTTATTGCAATTATTTCAGAGGATGAATTTACTCCTAAATCAAGCATCACAGGATTTGCAACAATCAAAAAAGGTATTACTTTATCTACAGCAATTTCAGGAAACAAATTTCAGGGTACTGCCAGTGACTCAGATTCATTAGGCGGAGTTGCGGCGGCAAATTATCTAAGATCAAACGCCAATGACACAACATCAGGAACTTTATCAGTTGCAAACGATGGTGGTGTTATTGTTGGTGCAGACTCGGATCTTACAATCACAGTTGACGGTACAGGTGCAAACATATCAAACACTATTGCAGACACAGACATAACTTTCAAAGTAAATGACGGCGGTGTAACAAAAACTGTAATGACATTAGATGGTGCAAATGCTAGAGTAGGTATTGGAACAACAACACCGTCTGCAACAGTAGATGTCAACGGAACGATAAAAGCAACAAATATTGAAACAGCAGTTACTGGTGCATTGACAGGTGACGTCACAGGTAATATTTCAGGAACTGGAGCAAGTTCTTTAGGAACATTGGCAATGGGCGGAACTTTAACCTCAAAAAATATTTTGCCTGATGCAACAACAAGTTACGATATAGGTTCAAGTTCTAAAAAATATAACACTGTATATGCAAAAGCAACATCGGCTCAATACGCTGACTTGGCAGAGATATATGAATCTGATGCAGAGTATGAAGTTGGAACAGTTGTTATATTCGGCGGAGAAAAAGAAATAACAGTTTCGAGTATGGGTGCAGACACAAGAGTAGCGGGTGTAATATCAGAGAATCCAGCGTACTTAATGAATTCAGAAGCAACAGGACAAGCGGTAGCGTTACAAGGAAAAGTACCATGTAAAGTAGTAGGAACTATAAACAAAGGTGATATGCTTGTAACACATTCACAACATCCTGGTGTTGCAAGAAAAGGAAATGATCCTAAAGTAGGAACAGTAATAGGAAAAGCACTAGAGGAGTATAATTCAACAGAAATAGGCACAATTAATATTGTGGCTGGAAGACAATAAATATAAGCAAATGCCATACACAATAAACAAAACAGACGGAACAGTAATTGCAACGATCCAAGACGGTAATATTGATAATACTACCAGTTTAACTCTTTTCGGAAAGAGCAGATCTAATTTTGGTGAATTGCTTAATGAAAACCAAATAAAACTATTAGAAAATTCAGCGGGAACATCAGCACCAACGGCGCCTTTAAGAGGTGAGTTGTGGTTCGACACAAACACAGGACAATTAAAAGTTTATGATGGTTCAGCATTTGAACCGGCAGGCGGAGCAAATTCATCAGCAGGACAGCCAACATCACCAACAGCGGGTGATTTATGGCATGAAACAGGAACTGATCAAGTTTATGTTTACACAGGTTCAGCATGGCACTTGATAGGTCCGGTATACACATCAGGACAAACATTATCAGGTTGGAAGATAGAAACACTTGCAAGTTCAGGTGGTAATAAAGTTGTAAGTTCGATGTATGCAGGCAACACAAGAGTTGCAATACTTTCAAAAGAGACGTTCACACCAAGTGTAACACAAACAGGTTTTGCTGAAATCAAATCAGGTTTAACATTAAATTCAACAATAGGTGCAGTGTTTGATGGTACAAACACACAGGCAACAAACATTGATGTATCTACAACAACGAATCCATCAGGCACAGTTATTGCAGGTGGTAACTTTTTAAGAGCAGATGCGTCTGATGTAACAACAGGTTCTATCACAGTAGACACAGATTCAGGTGTAATAATTGGTGATGCACAAGAACTATCAATAACAGTTTCCAGCAACGATGTAACAGTTGCACAAACATCACAGGACAAAGATTTAAAATTTACAGTAAATGATGGCGGAGTTACAAAAACTCCTTTACAATTAACAGGTGCAGATGGTGGAGTTGACATCAGCGGTGATGTTACAATCACTGGTAACCTAAACGTAAGCGGTGCTTACAATTACACATCATCAGACATTGTACAACACTCAGACACTTTCTTAAAAGTAAATGCAGGTAATAGTGAAGCAGATGCTGGTTTAATAGTAGAAACTTCAGATACAAATGACGCAAGATTGTTTTATGATGTATCAGAAAATCATTGGACAGCGGGTGAAAACAATTCATATTCACAAATTATTAGATTGGCAGATGCAGTAGTAGACGGAAATGCTAACAAAGAAAAAGTATTAAAAACAACAGCGGCTGGTTTAGTTACAGTGACAAACATGAATTTAGCGGCAGTTGGTTCAGCAATAACAACTTCAATGACATCAAGCACTTCGGTTCCAACAATTGGACAGGTGTCGGCGTACGGAGCATTTTGGAATGGCTCTGAGAAGTACGTTTCAACGTCTAATCCAACTGGGGGCGACGGAAACGACGGAGATATTTGGTTCGTAAGGGAGGCGTAATCCTTTATGGTCGCAATAGTAAATAAATTTTCTTACACAGGTACGGTACAAGAAGTAACTGTTCCACCAGGAACACAATCAATTGACGTTTATCTATGGGGTGGCGCCGGAGGCGGTGGTGGTCCAGATGATAACCCAGGTGGACCTGGTACGGGAGGTCATCACCTAAAACATCTAAATTACACAGGTGCAGGTGCGGCTTCAATTGCAAGTAACATAGGAAACACTTTACAGGTCGCAGTAGGCGGCGGTGGAGGAGGTGGATCATCGGGAGGTGGTGCACCGGGTGGAACAAACGGAAAAAGTTTAACAGATTATTCAGGTGGAAGAGGCGGTAACGCAGGACCAAGACCATATTCAGGTGGTGGAGGTGCTGGAGGAGGAGCCACACTCGTAACACTTAATGGTACAGCCATACACATAGCCGGTGGCGGTGGTGGTGGCGGTGGTGCAGGTAACCACTCGGGTTCAACACCAGGAATCAACACAAATAATGCACACGGACAAACACCAGGAACACTAGGACAAAACGGTGGAGACCACTCTGGAGACGGTGGTGGTGGAGGCGGCGGAGGCGGCGGCTTCGTTGGTGGATCAGGTGGTGCAGGTGGTTCTGGAGACAACACAGGTCAAGGTGGGTATTCAGGTTTAAGTTTAGTGCAGACTGGAGGTACAGGTGTGTTAGCCTCAGGTACAACGCCAGGTGGTACAGGCGAATCTTATTACGTGTCAGGAGTTGGAGTAGGCGGAAGTCCAGCAAGATCAGGAGCCAATGGTTATGCAGTTGTTGTATTCAATATAGGAGTACAAGCAAACGTGAAAGTATCAGGTGCATGGAAAAGCATTAACAATATGTTTACAAAAGTATCAGGTACATGGAAACAAATTACAGCAGGATATATCAAAGTTGGCGGAGCATGGAAAGCCATGTTTAACACAGGAATTAATTTTACATCAACATCAAATGGATTTGGAAATGCTTCAGGTGTTAGTGGTGCTTCAGGAGGATCAGGCGGTGGTGGTTGTTTCATAGCAGGCACTTTGGTTACTATGGCTGATGGATCACAAAAAGCAGTTGAACTTGTAGATATTGGTGATGAAGTAGCAGTTGGTGGCAAAGTATTTGCAACTGGTAAATTCTTAATAGATAATTTATATGAATACAAAGGTGTTCAAGTTTCAGGCACACACATGGTCAAAGAAGATGGCAAATGGACTAGAGTTGAAAACAGCAAACACGGTGTATCACTAGGAAATGATGATGCAATAGTTTATGTGTTTGGTTCAGAAAACAGAAGAATTATTATCGAAGGTATAGAATTCACAGATTACTTCGAATTAAGTGAACAACAAGAATTAACCAACCACGGCGAACAATTTTTTAGTAATTGGCAAGATCATGATAGACAGATACATGATAAAAATGTTAATATACTAAATGCTTGATAAATCTTTTTACCACGGACAACAAGGCGAATGTTTTAGGCAGTTGGACAAGCACTGGCGAAACATCAAACATGAGTTCGATTCACAACCTAACAAAGTATTTTTAGATCCGGAAGACTTTTCAGATAGTGTGAGGGGACTACCAGATGACTTTGATGATAAAAGTGGAGATTATGTTCACGGTCAATGGAGAGCATTAGGAATTCAATCCGGAGATCATGAAGGACAATCTTTCAATGATTATCCTATCCTGTACTCTATACTTAGAAAGTTTCCCTACAAAACAAATGTTGCAATAATGACCGTAGGTCCCGATACAAAAATTGGTAATCATACTGATAAAGAAGGCGGCTGGAGATATCAAATGTGCTTGGAAGACGGTGGTGGTGATCAAAGTGGTATGTATGTTATGAATATAGATACTCGTAAACAAGAACTTATGACATGGAAGACTGGAGAAGCATATGTGTTCCAACCGGACGTGCAATTACACAACGGATTTAATCGTAATCCAGGTGAAAGAACTACTTTATTAATTGACTTTTACAAGGAATCATTATACACTAAAGAAAAGTTTGAAAAATATTACCAAAACTATTCAGAATGTTTTGAGGGATTGGATAATTTAGTGGATGTATATGAGACGAGGAAAAAACAAAAATAGAATTGCCATAATAGGTCATACAAAAGGTATAGGCAAAGCAATAACAAAACTGTACAAAAAGAAAGGTTACGAAGTTATTGGTTTGAGTAGAAGTAACGGATATGACATCGAAAATAATCAAGAAGATATAATAGAAAAACTTAAAGACTGCTATTTGATTGTTGTAAACGCCTATGCAGGCAGAGGACAATTTGAATTATTGAAAAGGATTTATGGTTGCTTCCATAATGAATACAAAAAAGTTGCAGTGATTACAAGCACTTCCGGAACACCACAAGGAAAAGACGAGGAAAATATTAGTGCTGATTATGGTTGGTATTGTTGGCATAAAGAAAATTTGATTAGATACGTAAGTGAATTGCAAGAAGAATTATTCAACAAGCCTTTATCAGTGTATGACATCTGTCCTGATGTTGTAGATACAGATATGATAAAAGGTATGTGGGAAGAACTGCCTAAATTAAAGGCTGAAGAAGTTGCAGACGCAGTGAGATATTGCTTTGAGTCATCATATAACATTAATAAAATTGTTTTACAAAAAAATGCAAACTAGAAATTGGAACATAGAACAAGATTATAGCACATTGGTGCAATGGTGGACAGATTGGGAGTTCGGGACTGTACCAAAAGAATGTTTGCCACCCGATGGTATAATGATAGAGTATGACGGCAAACCAATTTGTGCTGGTGGATTATATATAGGGGTAGGAACACAGTTTGCTTTTATGGAATGGATAGTCACAGATAAACAAGCGGACAAAAGGCAAGTACACAAAGCATTGAAATTATGTATTGATGCTTTGATAGATCTCGCAAAATCTAAAGATATGAAACTGGTATATACAGCAACAAAAGAGAGAGAATTACACAAAAGGTATGAAAAATATCATAATTTTGTACTTGCTGAAACAAATGTACACACATTTTTGCGTGATTTGGATGGAAAATACAGTAAAGATTTACATTGGATTTCAGATGATGAGCAACACAACAAGACTAATAAATAAGCATAAGGAGTACATTTAAATGGCAACAAAAGAAGAAGTAGCAGACTATATCAACGATAATTGGGAATCTACGTGGACAGCAGAAGAGCAAACAAAAATTGATCAAATGCTTACACCTGAATATGCAGAGATCCTTATTAAGTTAGTCGGCGATGTAAGTTTTTTGACTGAGGTTAGAGATAACAAATCTAACTAATTGATATATGGCGTACAAGATTAACAACACATTCGGAACCTTATTGGTTAGCCTCGCAGACGGCACAATTGATGTCGCAACTACGGACCTTACACTTATAGGAAAAGGTTATGCGGGTTTTGGTGAAAAACTTAACGAAAACCTTGTTAAACTTTTAGAAAATTTTAATAATACATCTGCTCCGAATAACAAAATTCAAGGTCAACTTTGGTATGACAAAACTAACAACCAAATTAATGTTTACACAGGTTCAAAATTTAAACCAGTAGGTTCAACTACTAACTCAACTACTGCTCCAACAAATGCAGTGCTTGGAGATATGTGGTTTGACACAGCCAATACTCAGTTATATGTTTACAGCGGAACAGCATGGACATTAATTGGACCAACAACAGTTGCAGGTTCAGGACAAACAGTTTTCACAACTGATTCAGTCGAGGATAACACAGGTGTTACAAGAACAATTTTAAAAATGATAGCCAACGATGCTGTGGTAGGTGTAGTATCCAACATAGCATTTACTCCAAGTTCAACTGAAACGACAGGTGCCGCATTGATAACAGCAGGATTTGCCACAGTCGCACAAGGTATTACACTTTCAACGGCAGTAGCGGCAAACAAATTCAGAGGAACTGCAACAAATTCGGATTCATTAGGTGGAGTTGCGGCGGCGAACTATTTGAGATCAGACTCTGCAGATACTTCAACTGGATCGTTGGGTATTTTAAATGACACAGGTTTAACAATTGGTGCTGGTTCAGATGTGACTATGTCATTATCGAGTGATGATTTTACGATCGCACAAACTACACAAGACAAAGATATTATTTTTACGGTAAATGATGGTGGTACAACAAAAGAGGCATTAAGAATTAAAGGTTCGACAGGAAGAATTGAACACCTTAGAGTTGGAGATTTGACAGTTGATGGTTCGAACACCGTGATGAACACCACAACATTATCCGTCGAAGACAACATTATAGAATTAAACAGAAACATATCCAATAATGCAGGAATGCCAAAATACTCAGGATTAAAAGTAAACAGAGGTGAGGCATCAACAGCAACAGAACAAGATTTATTTTGGGTATGGGACGAAACTTTTGCAGATGATGGCACAACCGTACACGGTAACGCAGGTGGTGCCTGGACAGCGTTTAAATCTGCATCAGATCAAGATTTATTTCCATCAGCGGCAACATTGGTGGATATAAGAGCAAACGTAGTACACGCAACGGCATCAACGGCCATGTACGCAGACTTGGCAGAGAGATACGAAGCAGACTGTGAGACAGAAGTTGGTGATGTTGTAATGCTAGGAGGTCACGCAGAGGTTACAAAATGTAAAGAAGAGTTGTGTGATCAAGTATTTGGGGTCGTGAGCGAGAGCCCAGCGTTTTTAATGAATGCATCAGCAGGCAACAATGACACACATCCTATGATAGCACTCAAAGGACGTGTTTTGGTAAAATTAAAGGGTACTGGTAAAGCAGGTGATCGTGTAGTTTCAGCAGGAAATGGCGAGGCTAGAGTTGCAGAAATTGACGAATGTACCACTTTTAACACCATAGGAAGGCTAATTAAGCATAAATATAATAAAGAAACAACATTAACAGAATGTGTGATAGGAGTTAAATAGTAACATGGCATACCAAGCAGGAGACCCAATTTTAGATGACGAATATAACGTATTCGTTAATAATTCATCAAGTCCATTCGGATACAACCACTTTGCAGGAACAGGATCTGGAGAGTACGGATTAGGACAAACAGCAATTTCAACAGTTTCAGCAGGCGACACAATTAACGCATCACACTGGAATTCATTATTCACAGGAATAGATAATATTGCTAACCACACTAACGATACTATGACTTCTAGATCGGCTGTATCGGCAGGTGACACGATTGCTATTAAGGCGGCGGTTGCGGCAGACTTGGCAACATTGGCGGCATCAGTAGCAGGCGGTTCAACAGGTGCAACAGCACTTACAACATCAAGTGCAAAACAAACTTCAAACTCAAGTTCAACTTGGACTGGATCACACACAGTAGAACATTCAGTAACATTTGCAAACGCAAACACAATGAGATGGTTCTTTAATGCAGGTGGAAAAATTAACGTACAAAAATCAAGAACAGGTAACGGTAACACAGGCGGTGGAGCAAACACAAAAGACTCCAACTGGACCAACTTGTATGCGGCGTTAGGTACGATTGCAATTGGATCACAGGTTTCTACAAGATCAGGATCAGGCGAGACATTGACAACAAATGGTTTATCAAATGGTTTCCATGATTTAGGAACAAGTTACACACACATTATTAGATTAACTGAAGCAACATCACCATACACTGGTAACTACATTGACGTTCATGCAAAATTGGACGCGGCGGTTGGAT